CACGGCGAAAGTTGTACTTGTCCCGAAGGATTCGCGCGGTCCGCGCCTTATCTCCTGTGAACCATTGGAATACCAATGGATCCAACAGGGTCTCGGGCGAAAATTGGCTGACTACCTGGAAAGGGTTAACCCCCTTACACGTGGTCAAATCAATTTTACAGATCAAGGAATCAACAGGAGCATTGCTCTCGATAGCTCACGCTATCGGGATTTTGCTACTATTGATCTCCGAGATGCGTCAGACAGAGTTTCTCTGGAGCTCGTTCGTAAGATCTTTAGTAGATCTAACGTCCTAAAACTCCATTTAGAAGCTTCTCGCACGACAGCTACTACCCTTCCAGATGGAAGAGTAATCACCTTGAATAAGTTCGCACCGATGGGGTCAGCTTTATGCTTTCCGGTCGAAGCTTACATATTCTGGGTAGTTATTGTAGCTGCTAACGTCTTGGAAACACGTGAGCCACTCAGTAGGGTGGGAGAGAAGGTCTTTGTCTATGGCGACGATATTATCGTACCCACAGGCGAAGCTCTTCGATGCATACAAGCTCTTGAGTCTGTTGGCCTAAGGGTCAACAGGGACAAGTCTTGTATCACTGGTTCTTTTCGAGAATCCTGTGGTGTTGAAGCCTATAATGGCTTCGACGTCACTCCGGTTCGACTTAAGACCCAGTGGACAGGTCGCAATACTGACGCTTCTGCCTTGTCCTCGTATACCAAATTAGCCAATGTTCTTGGCCGATTAGGATATACTCAGGCAAGCCTCTTTCTCTGGAGATCACTTGAGAGAACTTATGGCTACTTGCCATTTGGTACTCAAAATAGTGGTTTCCCGTGTAAAGAGGTTAACTCTGCAATGTTGGCTGTCTCCCTTAACAAGAGATATGTCAAGAGTAGAGTTAATCGGAAACTACAGCGAATCGAGTTCTTAGTAAATCAACTCAAACCGAGAAGATTTGCTAGTGACCTCGACGGCTGGCCTAGGATGTTACGTGACATTGTCATGAGCAATCCTAGTGACCCGTCAGTTGTCGTTGTGCCGCGCTCGACAAAAATTAAGCGCGGTTGGGCGGCTGTGTTCTCCTAAGGACACAGAACCGTAGAGAGG